CAGGAGTGGTAGCACTAGGAATGTCCGTAGGACCTGATATAATGTTGACATTGTGACCTTCCTTTTCTAAGAGGTTAGGCACATGAGTCTTCCACTGACCTGTGTACCTTGTTTCAACGGCTTCTAAATCAATAAGCCATATCTTTGCCATTGTTAAGTCCTAAACGGTTTCTTATCAAACTGACGTTTCTTTGCTGGATAGCGTCGACCATTGCGATCACTAAATGCACGCCAAATGTAGCTACGTCCATTATAAAGATCTGCCTCGTTAAACGGCATTAATTCAAAGCGACAAAAATCGTGAAACGCCTCCAAGTCCTCAAAGATCTTTACAATCTCTGGATGGTTGTCAAAGTAAGCGTAGCCTTTGTAACTTTTAATCATTATAGATTTCCTTAATATTAATATTTGATAAATGAACCATTTTCTCCGTCTTCGGAGACTTCAATCCAGACTTCACGGTCTGGATACTTTTGTGAAATCATGTCATATAGGTCGTCTGACATCATTTCGCAACTTTTATGATCAAGTGTTAGTATACTATCTTTGTATAGATTTTCCAACCAACGTTTGAATTGAATAAACTCAATATCACGATCATTATGTGTTACACCGATCCAAACACGGAAGTGAAAAATATGACGATGTTCATTTGCTAGAAATGATACATCATACTCGTCACCTGTTGCCAGTGCAGGATCTGTAGCGGCTGCTGGATAACGATGAATACCTTCTTTTTGAAACGTAGCCCATATCATTTTGTTTGGGCGCCAGTCTTGTCTTAATGTTGTTTGATTCATTTTGATATTTCCCAGTTCGATGGATCTAACGGAACTTCATTAGAATATCTATTCAAGTGATGACCATTATTTACTGTAACACTGGCGTGACAATTCCTGCATAACACTTCTAAATTATTAGGATTACTGTTATGGCGATCACCGTCAATATGATTAACATCAAGTTGTTCTGCGCCAAAGATTGTTGCTGTACATACAAATCCATGGTGTGCATCTACATTAGCACACCCTTGTTTTAATTTCCAATTATCAACTTCAAATTTTCTTGTAGTGCGATGTGCAGTACAGAACATTTTCCATTTTGCAGATAAACCTTTTGCGTTGTGGTAGCTTACTCTAGTAGAGCAACCTGGTAGCGCACATTCAGGTTTATAATTGTTTATTACATTTCGAATCATTTTATTATTTCGTCATTTTTGTAGTCTGCCCACGAAGTGAACTTGCTACGTCTTTTCAAATCATGTAGACTATGTGTCCACACACCTGGGTTTGTTGCTTTGAAATCTTTGTCGTCGATTTTAAGCATGGTGTTATAATTCCATAATTTGATATAGGGAATTGGAACTCGTATCTGCGGGATAAAATTATCACGATCGTTTAACCCGCCATCATTAAATTCTTCTACAGCACTTAATGGAATATCTAAACTACACAGATAATCTCTATCTAAAAAGTATGTAATCATATCTTCCCATGACTTCCATTCTTCTGGAGACTGGGGATTGAAACTGTGGTTGGCACCAAAGAAGATATGGCTTTCACCGTGCAGTCTCGCACTAATATGGTCAATTGTTTGCACACCGACTACAAATAATGTTTTCTTGCCAAATGCTGGTGTGTGTTCAACTTCGATGCCTTTAAAGAAGTCTACATTGGAAGTTTCGCCGTCTGCATAATCACGATTCATTTTTTTCTGCCTTTGATTGTTCGTATTGTTTAAAGAGTCTAGTAACTGGTTCCATTTGTACAGCGAAAATATCTGGACTTGTTTGCGCTGTCTTACGCATATCGTATTCGTTAGGATAATGACGCAAATATGCTCTTGCTTGGTCTTTAATTGCTTTAGGAACTCGAGGAGTAATAAGAATCTCAGCTAAAAACTTTTGAGTCTGTACTACAGCTCGATATCTTTCGTCTGGTAATGTCATTCAAATAAATCTTCAAAAGTGTTAGTTACAGGTTCTTCTTTTTTAACAACTTTAAGATCACTTAAATCTATAGTTGGTATACCAAACTCATCTGCCTTGGTATTTGGGTTGATAATTCTTTTACCAGTATTACCCCTAGTACCAATGATAGTATCCCAGTACCTACTATAGTGTTCAATGATTGCTTCTGCTGTATCTCTGTCATCTGTTGCAAAAATAGCTTCTACTATGTCCTTATAATACACTCTATCAAACTGTTCGTCAACTAACATTGAAGGTAATTTGCCCAAATCATATTGGCGATTGGCTTCTTGAACTGCATTTAAGTGCATCCAAACATTATGCCCCATCATGATAGCATAGCTAAAACTATCCCAACTGGTCTTACCTTCTTTGCCATTTTTGTTTACATCTCCTGGACCATAGATACAAATGTCCTTCATTTGAACTTGATCCATAACTGGACTAGATTCAAATCCTTCAAAAATACCATCTTGTACTACAGCATCTTTAAAGAGACGTGTGTCAGTGGCGTATTTTTTGTTGTCTGCACCGCCTTGCATCCTATAAACCCACTTAGTGCGGTCTTCTGTTTCTGTTTGGATATAGATCTGTCCGTTTGCTGTTGCCAGAAACGGTGAGGCGCAGTCAAAAGATATGGTAAAGTTTTCATTATGGTATTTCCTTACAGCACGTTGAATATCGGTTAAAAGAACTGCCCACTCTAATTTAGAGGTGCCCAAGAAGTGCATCCAGTCTTGCTGACCCTTTTCAAGGAGTCCGTCAAAACGTAATGCAACTAATCTACGTAGTACAAGATGGATATCACACATATTCTGTCCACCCATTGCCCATCCGTTAAATGCTTTATTTCCGTAGACATTAGGATCACAGAAATCTTTCATTTTCTGATACCAATCATCTGCTTGCCCGTGATGCTCACCTTGCAGTACATTTAAAAATTTACAAGCACCTGTGCGATGTTTGATGAAATATTCGTTGTTGTATTTTGTAGCCGCAACTGCTTGATCATAATCTCCAACACCGCTATTTTTAGCACCGACTGGACTACGACCAACCCACGCTGGAATATCAAGCACCATACCATAGTCCATAAGTGCGTCCATCCAAGTTAATACTTGTTCACGTTTTTTCTGCGAGGCATCTAACTGTGCTTGATAAAGTTTAGGATGATCAATCTTAGTCATCTTTGGATTACCATGCTTGTCTAATTTAGGATTGCCTGTGGCATCTAGTTGTGCAACAAGTTCAATACCTTTGGCTACAGCTTCAGCCATACGTTGTGCAACTACTGGGCCAGTTGGATCATTCCACTCGCCTTCCCATACACCTTTACCAATTTGGAATCCACCAGAATCACCTAACACCCAACTAGTTGTACGATCTCTGTTGCGAAACATGTCTTCAGTTTCATCTGGTTTAGTAAGATCTAAATTAGCATGTCCTGCTGAATATAAGCAGTGATGATAATAAAACATGCCTTTATCCGGATTAAGATAATTCAATCCTTCAACACCATTGGTAAAACTAGCAGGAAGACGTGCAGGATCCACATAGTTTCCATATCGTTGTTTACCTATGAACGTACTATAAAATCCTGACGTTGCTGGCAGAAAGTATGCGTAGTCACTTTGTGTTGCTGTTAGGTTTTTATTCATTTAGTTTCTAATTTGTTTAAGAGTTCAGTAGTATTAGTAGCCACCCACATAGTATTTGGCGGCGGAACAGCTCCGAATCCTTGCTGTTTACTAGGCCAGGTAGTACTTATCGGCTTTGGCGGATAGTAAGGACCTAGCGGCACATTTACAATATTAGTAGGAGGAAAATCCGATACCTTTGCGTATTTCTCATTCTCAATTCGGCTAAGTCTACTTAAGATATTTTTTTGATCTTCTATTAATCTACGCAAAGGACCTTGACGCATACCTGTTTCTGCATCTTCGGCACTAACAATGGCTGCAATCATTAGCAGATTTTTTAATGCACGTTGCACAGCAGGATTGTCTGATGACATTGCTGTATCAAACAAATCTACAAATGTTTCTAAATCAAAATCTGCTTGATCTTTTTCTCTACTTGGCATCGACGTCCCCATCTGTTCTACCCCATTTAATTTTTAACCAAATTCTTTCATGAATATAATAGTCTACACTCAACAATACATGTAATATAGTGGCAAAGCCTGTGGCACTGCCTAGATTACCTGTGAACAAGTAAGTCCAGAATATTGTAAATAACCACGCTGTCAAACGATAAGATACCATTCTTGCTATAGTACGTTGTTTTGTTTCCATGATTATTTGCTCATTGCTGGCAAGATATAGTCATATGTTGCCATGCCACTATCTACAGTGATCATCATGGCACCGGCATCACTTATCTTCATAGTCTTATTACCGCTAAGTGCAAGGATACTCATAACTTGACTAACCGGCCAAGTCCATTTATGTTTTAGTTTAGCACTAATATTAGATTGAAAAACAAAACTACCTGCGTGTGTGCTAGCATCACCAAAACTAAAGATTAAGTTATCTTTTTCTGTGCTAACTTGAAAAGTAGGCTGGTCATTGTGAGCTTGAGATTGATACTTTAATCTCATAATAGAAGTTACACTTGGCTCAAACTCAGCATCCCATGTGGTACCTTTAAACTTAACTGATTTAAGTTTTTCATTAATAATTTCTGTGTTCATAAAACGATAGTCATTTTGAAAGTCACATGTTTGATTTTCAAAATGTAAACCTGTTGGAACTACTTCTCCGTTTCTTGTTGCTTCAACTACTTCGATCTTAGCGTTCTCTTTATATTCTTCACAGCTAAGGAAGAATTTAAGTTTGTCTAAGTTTGGCATACCAAAAACGCCATCGAACTCGCTAACTGGGGTTGCTGTTTTAGCAGATACAATAACTGACCTATCTTCGGCCATTGCTTCAACTAGTGTGTCACCGTTAGTACCAGTAATCTTTACCAATGAAATAATTCCTAATTGGTATGTGTGTGCTACGATGTCTTGTAAAATATCTTTCATAAATGTCTCCTTGTGCTATTATATTTAGAAAATTACGTTTTGTCAATGATTTTTCTTACCATATTATTGTATTCTATGGCAGTTTCAATAATGCTTTGTTCTGCATTAATTGATTTTGCCCACAGTGTGTAGGCAAGTGTATCTTTGGGGAAACAATGGCCACCCCATCCTCTTTCTCCGTCTGGTCCTGGAACCATCGAGTGATCCGAACCAATACGTTGATCATGTGATACTACATGTCGAACAATGTCAAAATCGGTACCACTTGATTGGCAAACATCATACAACTGATTAAAGAATGATGTTTTTAATGCTAGAAAACTATTTGTAGCATATTTGATAATAGATGCTTCTTTCATCGAGCATTTAAATGCTATTTTGCAATTAGATAATGTTTCGGTAAAAAGCTCTTGCCAAAAATATTCAGGATCGTCGCCGCCTATGATAACATATTTTTGATTGGCAAAATCTTCTACACTTGTTCTAGCTCTTAAAAATTCTGGGCTTATTACTATACTGTGTTGAGTATATCTTTCTTCTAGAATTTCTACAATATCCGGACTAACAGTGCTTTTAACCATTATAGGAATATGTACGGGTGTTTGATCTATTACATCTAACACGTTCATGCCGTTGCAAGTGCCTGTATCTGTAGAAGGTGTACCAACACAAATAATAACACCGTCTGCATCACCGTAATGATTTTTAATTTCGTCGTCTGTGTAGGCAGGATCAACGATAACTAGCTCGTGTTGATCTTTAAAAGCATTGTGTACTGCTTTACCCACATATCCATATCCTGCAATTATTATCTTCATATTACCACCTTAATTCAAACCACATATAATCTTTATTATTTTTAAAATAAAATTGATTATTTCTAAAAAACCAACGATTACCTGGAGGACCAAATGTGTCAACGCACCATTCGTAGGCAATGACAATGCCTTGTTTATTGCCTCCTACTTCTAGTACAGAGTAATCGTGATCTAATTCTACATTTAACGGCAGCATATTAAAACTCAAATAGACTATTGAATGTGTTCTTTTCTTCTGTACTACGTATATCCCATTCTAGTACACCAATTAAGTTATCTAATTTGTTATCAATAATAGTTTGTTCCATTTCTGCATCGTTAAATGGTAAATCTTTAAACCACTGGGGCAAACGTAGTTCGTCTACAGGGTAAGCAACACTGGTAAAGCCCATGGGATTGTCTTTGATTTTACAAACAATGACCTTAGCACCGTCGGTAATACCCATACTGTACTTGTCGCCCATCATGCGTTTGAGTGTATTCCAGTTAATGCTGGCACGTACATGCCCGGGCATATTGGCCTTACCTGCTTTGGCCTCTTTGGCCTGATACTCAGTAATATTATTGGCACGTTTAGGGCTACCTTTTTCCCAACCTGGCCGCGCTTTAAAACGTCCTCGAAATTCAGTAATGTGATCTAATACATCTTTTTCTGTGGCGCCAGTTAAAACTTTCTCCAATACATCACTTAAAAAGTCTTGAATAAATTCTGGAGTATCGGATCTTTTTAAATCTAAACCCATGGCCTTGATCTTACCTGGCTTGCCATCTACATCACTACGTTTGCCTTCTTTATCATAATATAATACAGCATAACGTTTCTTAGTAATGAATAGACCTTTACTTGCAACAATTTCACGTCCTGCTTTGATAACTTCACCGCGTGTCTTTGGACAATGAAACGCATCAAGCATGAATTGTGAGAAAGTATTGTTTACTTCTTCTCCAATTTGATCGTATAGCTGAACTACAGTTTCTTTAGTCCAAGGAATAGTGCCACTATCAATTTCTTTCTTTAAGGTCTTATATGCTGAGAAATAACAAGAATCTGTGTCACCGTATATGATTGCCTTGCCGATGTGGTTAAACTCTCCAGTGATGATCTCATTGACTTTTCCGGCCATATGTTTGGCCACCTGTCTCCCAGTAAGAGTGGTAGATTGCCCGATACGCTTATCAAAAAAGCGACAGCCAGGATTAAGAATCGCACCGTAAAGAGAGTTGAGATTAATCTTCTTAACTAGCTGTCGTTTATCCCAATATTCCTCTTCAATGTTATTGCCTGCATCTTTGCTCTCCTTTAATTTGGCCTGCATCTCTTTACGTTCTGCATACCAGCGTTTTAATAGTCCGGGAATAATTCCTTCTCTTTCCCATGTAAAGATAGTACCATTGGCACTCAACATCCAAGGTTGGTTACTATCATAGATTAATTTGTATATCTCTGCAGCACTGAGAGTATCATTTTCTCCTGATTCCCAGTCAATGGTAATATCAAAGCCACGATCCTGTTTCATTACTGCTTCATATTCTAATGAGCCAAATAAACCTTCCCACGCGGCAGCAAACGTTTTCTTTTTAAGAGTAGTTTGTTCTGTTATGTAATCATCTGTGTATGTAGAACGCAGTTGTCCTATGATAGTCTCCGGCCCCATATTAAGCGCACGAATGGCACTGGGATAAAGACTGTTAATGTCTAAAGATCCAATCCAATCTTGTAAGCCTTCTTTGGGATAGGCAACATAGGCCCCGGCTGCTCCTTCGTTGCTTTCACGCTCGTCCATTTTAGTACGATTAGGAACTTGGAACCCTCTACGATGTGCCTCATTAATAATGGCCTGTTCTGTAACAGCCACAGCACCCATAGTTGTTTGTAATAGCACAGTGTTCTCGTGTGCCAATTTGTTGGCAAGATCTAAAAATTTTAATTTCTTGTCAAGGTCGTCTAACAGTTTACAGTCATTGATATTATATTCAACAAATGTCTTAAAGTCTTGATTGTACAGTTGATCAAGTGTGCCTTCGTATTGTGTTTTACGTTTGCCCAACTCATATTCTGCAATGGCATCAAGCCTATAACTGTGTCGTTCTTCATAGGTATACTTGCGATATAGTTCAAGATAATCTAAGTGTACACGCCCTATCATATCGTAGGTTATGGCCTGTTTTCCATATTTTTCATATTCACGTTTGCGTGGATATTGATTGAACAAGCAAAGTCTACGAGTATCGTCTTTGCTGAGTACTTTGATAATACGATTAGTAGTATATGGAATATCAAAACCTTCGCTATTCCAACCACTGATAACATCTGCATCTTGTATTAGATTTAAGAATGTGTCTAACAAGTCACCTTCGTTGTCAAAGATGTGTGTATTAGGAAAATCTTTAACAAGTTCTTTGGCAGTATCAATACTCATACCTTTTGGAGGTATGGCTAAACATACCATAGTTTCTAACCATTGTAGGTAGACAGCGATGGCAGTAATTGGCATGAATGCATCGTCTGGACTTGCATAGCCACGTTCTGGATCAAAGTCTACCTCAATATCGAAAAAGGCAGTGTTTAGTTTTGGTGCGTCTTGATTTAAGTAGTGCTCACTTAGGCAAACAAATATTGGATTGATATCTGCCTCATACATCTTTTTATTAGAGTGTATGGCCATTTCTTTTCGGAAGTCTTTTGAATTACGGCAAACAATCCTTGATAAAGGTGTGCCATAAATTGATTGAAATTTACCACGGGCGTCTTCGTAGTAAAATGTATATCTAACTGGTATATCTCTAAATTCTCTCTTACCTTGGGCCGACCGTTCGACAATCTTAATGATGTCGTTTTCACGATCGAACCATGCGTCGACATAGCTCATATTTTTCCTTATGTGATTTCTGGCTCACAAATACCTGTTGTGCGGTTTATGGCCCTGCTTACCCTACGTTTGTTATATATTTATATATGCTCTTTGCATACTCTTCATGACTTTTTATTCCAGGATGAGCACCGTCGTGGCCTCGATCTAAAAGTGTAAACCCTACACCGGTAAAGTTATTAATGGATAAATTTATTGGTAAATCATTAATATCTATATCATATGCACAGGGATTGTGATATGTTTTTATACCCAGTGTTTTTAAATATTGATTAGCGTGATGAATATGTAACCAGTTTCTAATGTTAATGTCATGATCAGTGTGTGTTAACAACCAATGTTTAGATAAATTTTCGTCATCGCTGTGTACACGTTTAACTTCAAGTTCTTGATCAAAAATTATATCTCTAATAAAGTGACTCCATCCAATACATACTATATCACCTGATTCAAATTTAGTGTTGAGTATTTTCCAGAGAATTTCTAAATTACCAGAGCCATTAACTGCATTATTGACACATTGGTATCCTAACATGTTTGCTAATATATTGGGCCACGCATATATACTAGGAACTGATGGCACCGATGGCAACTGATAATTGTCGTCGAGAAAATGCCCAACAGTATAAGAACAACCGAAAGTTACAAGTCTAGTCATTTATTCTGGTAGTCGTTTAGTTACGCCTAAAATCATTTCAATTTCATTCCACTCATCTTCGTGGTCTTTCCAATTATCTTTGTGTGCAATAGTAATTGCTTTGTTAATAATACTGGGTTTAATATCTAATTCTTCTGCTACTGCTTTGACTGTTTCTTTAAGACCTTCTCTAAGATCTTCAATTTCACGTAATACAGTGGAACCTTCTGTAATTAATCTTTCTAATTTTGCCTTTTCTTCTGGGCCGTACATTCTTGATGACATAGTGTCTCCTAACTTATTCACCTATTATATAACTTATCTTTTAATTTGTCAACCTTCTACACAACCAACTAGGTGTAATCTTTTTTCGTCTGAGAAATTTACAAAACTATGCATGTTTCTAGTATTAACCCAATGTACTTTATCTGGTTCTAGATATTGGAAACCTGATTTGCTAAAATAAAACAGTGCCTGCGGATTGGTAACAATGGGAATATGTATTCTTGGACTAGAATCCTTATGCAATGAGTAACATGATTTTTCATTAATCCATAAAAATCTAGTTCTGTACATTTTATGTTTTTTAATAAGTTCTGCCCAAACTGTATTTTCTATTAATGGATTAAGATAGTTATAAGAAGTTATACTAGTCGTTGGGTCAACACTACCACATCCATCAAGTCCCAAAGGTTGATCGGGTCTAGTTTGTATGCAAGTTTGGCGACCCTGTTGTCCTGTTATATACCAATCAATGTGATGTTCTATTTTACTGTATTCTTCATAGAGTAAATTTGAGTCAATGGTGTCTAAAATTTCAATCATAGTGTATTTAAGTATTACATTTTGGTTAACCAAAAGAATTGACGATCTACACTTTTGAGGCTATAATTGTAGCATATTAACACACAGAGGCAGATATGAAAAAAACGTTTCTTACACTTTTTTTGATTGCACACTTAGGCTCGGCATCAGCAGATTGGGATGATCCTTTGGCATCGTTTTCAACAAGTGACGTTCAAAAAGCACCAATGAGCATTACTTGGTTACCGGTGGACAATGTGCAAAAGGTCTGCGATGCAGAAAGTCGCAGGCGCGGCGGTCAAGGCTTTGGTTTTTCAATACAGGCTTGTTCATTTTGGGAAGGTAACAGTTGTACCATTGTTACTAGCCGTCGTCCAAATATGCATACACTAGGACATGAGATGCGACATTGCTATCAAGGTAATTGGCACTAATAAAAAAGCACCCCAGGGGTGCTTTTTTTATAGACCGGATAATTGTCGTATTCTATCTATACTTTCAGGCATAGCACTGCCTAGGCTACCACTATTGTCCACTGCTGTTGGCTTGCTAGGTTGAGCGCCTGCTCCTGGGACTGGTCCCGAATAATTATCTGCAGATAATTTTTTATTTTGTGGAGTTCCAATCCAATCTCCCTTTTCAAAATTAGGAGCCCATGTGCCATTGTTTCCAATACCGGTAAATTTATAGCGTGTACCTTTAACCCAATATTCTGGATTTACTCTTGGATCAATCTTAGCTAATTCTGGGGGAGTGCCGGTCCTACTCATAGTGTTTGGCTCTCCGGGTGTTGGTCGCGCAGCGATACCTGGTGGTTTTTCTGTTGGTTTAACTTTATTGCCCACTGGCTTAAATCCTGCTGGAGGTGTTGCACCGGCTGCTATCAAAGCTGCCATAGTTTTTTGACCAATCTTTTTATCTACTACTAACGGAGGATGTGCTGCCTGGAATGCGGCAATTTCATCTGGAGTTGTTGGCCATGCAACTGTTGGTTTATTATCTGTTGGTTTATTATCTGTTGGTGTGTCTGCAGATTTTTCAAGTTCGGCGGCCCTTGCTGTAACTACTGCATCTACTTCTGAGTGTAGTTTAGATACTTCTGCATCATCGGCTAGTTCAGCTCTTAATCTTTGTAACTCTACAAATTCATCATCTGATAGTGCTTCGCCGAGGATTCGAGATTCAATTAATCTCAATTTTTCTAGTAGCGGGTCTTTATAAAAGTTCATTATTATTCCTTAATTATTTTTTGTTAACGGCCAAATCATAGGCTGCTTGAACCTCTGGACTTAATTTATTACCCATGTCTAACATCATTTTTGCAGCGCCCGCTTGGACAGGATTTAATGGTTTTCCAGGAACAACCGGAATACCGGCAACTAGGGTGGTACTACTTGATTTTGTGTTTGAAACAGGTGTTGTACTTTTAGCATCAATGGCATTGTCTACCTTTCTAACTGATGCTTGACTAGGTGTACCGCCTTTAGCCTTGGCCAATAATTCTGCGTATTTCTTGCGTTTAGCATCCATATCACCACCTTGACCTGGTATGACAGGTTTGTTAGGAGCTGGTTTATTATCGCCAGGGGTAAATTGATTAGTACCAAACCCAATGTCTATATCTCCAAGCGGTTTATTATCGTCAGGTGTCATTTTTCCAGGACCAAACCCAATGTCTAAATTTTGAAGATCAGCATCCGCCTTGGCATCAAATGCATCCTTAGTGCCAAACTCGGAACCTGCTGCCGTAACCTGACCAGGTTGTGCTGCCTGTGATGGAGGTTTGTTTCCAGCAGCCGCCTGACTGGCAGTGCGAATATCTTTATCGTATGCATCACTATCTTTACCAGTTACTTTATTTGCCAACTTACCAAGTGGGCTAGTGGTAGTAGCATTATTTGGAATTAGACCCATACCGCTTAATGTTTTGTCATCACCGCTGCTGGCAGTGGCAGCAATATCATATCGTCCACCTCGATTGCTTGCGGGCATACTTTGTTTACGCACAAAATTGCCACTAACCGGGTCATAGAGACCGGGTAGTTTTTCTTTCCATGCAATATCGTTTAGTGCGGCTGCACGTTTTTGTTCGTCTTTTTCTTGCCCAACAGCAGCCATGATAGCATCAAGGCTAATAGCCTCCACAACTGGAGTATATCCAAAACTTTCAACTAGATCTTTATAAATTGTAGACATTTAATAACCCTTAAAATTCTTGCTCACTCAGCGGTCCATGTAGCGAATCACTTTCCACGGGCAGCAGCCGCCCCACACTTAATAACCATAAGGTCCTAAGGTAGTGTGTCCTTTACTTTAATGTTGCTCTAATCATCCAGGCATGTTTCTTATGTGCATCTTGACGTTCGGCTAGAAAATTACTTAGGCCATGTGCTCCTGCATTTTCAGCTAGTTCGTAGGCCTGCCCAATGATTTCTAACACTGTTTGATTATCTTGATATAAAATTTCTAGCATTGTTCTAGCATCAACTACTTCTCGTTGATCTTCAATGCCGGATAGTTCCATTAATCTTCCTAGGCCTGCTGGAGCATATGAACCTAGGGCACGAATTTCTTCTGCAAATTTATCTATAACACCATATACTTCACGGTATATTGTTTCAAAGAAAGCATGATACTGAGGAAAGTTTTCACCTTCAACGTTCCAATGAAATCCGTGTGTTTTAAGATAGAACGCAAATGTATTTGCATGTGCCATCTTCATGGCTTTAATCAGTTGCTCATCCATTATTTTCTAAGCCTTAGATTGTTCATCCACGACGGATCTTCATTGCCTTCCGCTACTTTAGGTTTTATTTCTTTACTACCCGGAACTTCGTGATCACCAACCTTAGCCTTCTTATATACTTTTTCACCTGTACTTGGACTAATGTAATATTCGCCTTTCTTGTCCTTGCCAATGCTTCTTACTTTATATTTGGCACTACTGTCGCTCTCTGCTACATCTTGCTTGGGCAAGTCACTTAGTTGATCAGGGATATAGTCCTCATCGTAACTTAGATGATATCGAATCTCTCTTGAACTCATCCCATTTTTCTTCATGTATTGAGCCATTAAGCCAATAAGTTCATTTTCTTTTTCTGGACTGTATGTAATGCCATCCTGCGCCATTTGTTGGCCAATGCTTAATCTACGCGAGCTTTCTACTGAACTTTGATCTTTTTCTGGCTGTCTAATTGGTTCAGGCTTCTTGCCTATTGGAAAATTCTTTTCGGCATACCGTTGACTAAATTCACGCTTTTCTTTTTCGCGTTGTAGAGCACGGTGCATACGCACACCTGCACTACTAGACTCAGTGTCCATCATCTTAATCATGTCACCAACTTTAATAGCCGGAGGTTGTTCTTGACCAGCAGCTTGACTAACTTGATTCTTGTCAACCATGACTTGGCCACCTTCGCCTGGTTTGGCCATGGCCTGTGGAACTGTAGTTGAAATACCTGTTTGATCATCTGTATAAGTAATTGTTTTCTTAGCTGGATCAATTGCAGATACTTTAGCATCTTCACGCATACGCTGTGCAATTCGTCTAGCCTGTTCTTTAATCTTTGCTCGACGCTCTGTTAGAGCTTGCGACGATTCATTTTGAACGCTTTCAAAATACTTTTTAATTAGACCATTGCCTTTTTTAACTTGTGGTTGTTTAGAGTATTCTTGACCAGTCATTTGTTCGGCAACTATCTGACGATCAGTTTGAGGATTCTTTCCTTTAGAAACTAGGCTAATAAATTTTTGCATGTCATTGGAACCTTCTACAGGCTTTGTAGAAGCTCCGTCGAATGCCTGTAGAATTTTTTTCATGTCCATTGCAGATTAACCTTTGTGTCCTTCGTATGCCATACTGCCACATTCTTTTAGACCGTGTACTGGACATGATTTACCTTTGGCGCTGTGATTGCATTTTGCAGTAGCTTCTTTGACTTTGGCAAATGGATTCTTCTTTTTGTCAGCAACAGCCTTTTTCATTGGCTCTTTCTTATCGCCATCTTTGTCCATGTCTAGGAAGTCTGGCTTAGATGCTTCTTTAACTTTTTGTGCAGGCTTTTTACCTGTTTGTGCAACACCCATTTTGCGTTGTAGATCTTTACGTTGATCTTCGTCGCTACCACCAGTAACAGCTTTTCCTACTTTTTTGGCAGCAGACTTAACAGTGTCCATCACGCCTTCGTCAGTTTGTTTGGCTTTCTTTTTAGCTTTCTTAACATCGCTGTCATCGCCACCATCTGTGAATGTGCTAGACTTGCGTGTATACTGTGTACCTTTTCCAGTGTCTTTCTTGTCAAACTTACCTGTGCCCTTAGACTTCTCACGTTCTTCATGATCTTTCTTAGCATCGTCAACTGTTGGAAAACCTTCTTTAACTTTCTTAGCATCCTTGGCCGCTTTCTTCATTGGCTCTTCTTCATCACCGTCGTCATCAAGATCTGCAAAATCTGGTTTAGCAGCTTCGTCAACCTTGCCATTTTTCTTTTTAAGTTTCTTGGCCTGAGCAGCAGTCAACTTTTTCATAGTTGCTTTAGCTTCAGTTAACATGTTTGTAAGCGCACGTTGCTGGCTTTCACTCATACTAGAATACATATCAGATTGTTCTAATTTTTCACCGTATTCGCTAAACTTCATTTCGTATTCCATATAGTGGTATACTGATGCAATATAGTCAGCTGATTTAGTGATCTTAGCCTGCACCCAGCCTTCTAATTCCATATCTTCGTGAATCATTTTGAACAGCTTAAAGGAATACTGTGCTAGTTTAAATAGGTCAGCGCGAGCCATCTTAGCTTCGTGGTCGTCTGGATGAGGTTGTAAATCCATTATAAATCTCCGTTATTGTATATTTATCGTTTGATAGGTGCGCCGAATAAGTTCGAGCCTTTCATATCTAGGCCGTTTTTAGCAGTACCATCGCTGTTTTTAGGTTGTACAACCTTGGGTTGTGGTGGTGCTTTTGTGCCGCTATGACCAGGTGTGCCAGTGTAGCTCTTCTTACCTCTTGCTTTACCTGGACTTAGTTGTGGAGCATCTACAGTGCCAATACTTGCACTACTGGTAGCACCTGCTGTGGCACTTTCACCTAGTGAACGTTCCATTCTTTGAATTGCCTGATGTAGGTTTTCTGCTTCACGATCATCGTCGCTCATTCTATCTGCATACTGATAGCTAGTTCCACCTAGTTGTTTAAAACGCTCTTTCATTTTATCTAGACGTGCCTGCATTTTTACTGTATCAACTGGTTCAGGGACGTTCTGACTAGCCATGGCCTGTCTTTGTCTTTCTGATCGATCATCTGCACGAGCTAGGCCTTTTTCTCTCCTTGCAATGTTCTTTTCAGCACGAGATACTTTTTCAGGATCATCCCTACCATAAAACTGATCAATTTGATTCATAGCCTTGTTCATAGTGGCTTTTTTACGATAGTTGCCTAGACTGATTTCGTCCATTTGTTCTTCACTGAGTATTTCTGCAATTTTCATATTAAACTCCGTATTGGTTCTTTTTAGGTTTAGCCACTGGGCTAGTTTTGTTAACATCGGCAGTTTCTAAACTGCGATTGTTACTCCAGGTTTGTCTTTTGCCGCCACCAACTTGTTTAGCCGCAGCATTGATCATGTCGTTTTCTTCATCAGTGTATGGAGCCAGTAGTGGGTCACCGCCTATCCAGTTATCTGCTTCTTGTTTAGTGGGAAAATCTGGAGCACCGGCAAGTGCAATAGCCATGCGATATCCTAAATATTGACTTCCAGAACTCATATTCATCGAGGGGAAAGTAGTGGCATTTTTCATAGCCGCTTTTTGCGTCTTATCGATCTTTTTCATCCCACCGCTTTCTGTAATAATATCAAGTATTTTCATATTTTTGACTCGTATGCGTATTTATTCGTTCTTTGATAATGTCAATAACTTGTTCGCTTAATACTACTTCGTAGTGGTTGTAATTTACGTCAATTAGTTCCATGTCATGCCCATGATGGCGTTGACTGTTAACGGTGACAATACCATCGTTTGCACCTAGAATCCAAGCAGCGCCACCTTTTACAGTGACTATATTAGTCCAAGGGTGATGTATTTCTATCTTACTTGCCTGTCGCATGGGCCAACTACTAGGACCTATATCACGTAGTAAGCGGCTAAACGGCAAAAAATACTGTGCATAATCTGCTGTTTCTGCACCACCGTAGGGTGTGCTTAAGGTAACGGCACCTATAACTTGATCAGGTAACGCATTAGCAAGATGTAGAGCATATATTCCACCTAGACTGTGTGCAACAAAGAATATGTCTTCTATATCTTTTAGTGCGGCCTGCATGTCTTTAAGATTATGTTCAAATCCATCTGCGCTGTTGTAATTGACCACAATACTTTTTCCAGGAATACGATCACCAATGTAGTTAAAACTTTCGCCTGTAGCACTTGCACCGTGTATGTAAACTAAGGTCATAACACCGCCAAGTATTCTTTGAATTTGTTGTGTCGAGCCTGTACAACTTTTGCTGGTTCGTTGGCATTGATTGCTTTTACAACTTGGGTGGTATTATTAAAATTACTAACGTTTGGTCTGACTTGAGTCTTCCAGAACCATAGTGCAGTTTTGGCACCAATTTCTAAACTATTACTAACTAGGTCAGGATTCTTTACCAGTCTATCATCACCAAATATGTATTGACTGGACCTGGTATAATTATCACGTCCTGTGAGTTGCAGTGGACCGCGACCTTTAAATAGTTCTCCGTCGCCTTTGACTTTATTACCTAAATTCTTTGCTAGGCTACGATTTTTTTCATATCGATCAAATTTTTTCTTGTTGCCTACTTCTTTCATCTTGCTAAAGTCCCAACTTTCATGTCGGGTCTGTGCCATGAACTGCGCTAATTCTACACCTTTGAGTCCTGCAGCTTTGGCAGCAGTTTGTAGTGCGGCCTCTGCATCGCTGTTGTTGCTTAATAATGTAACACCTTCATCCTCATCATCTTTCGAAAACTTTGGCATCATTGATGATATTTTATCTTTGAATGACTGTGCAGGTTGTGTAGCTTTTGCTGGCTCTTGTTTGACTGTAGGTTTTACAGTAGCAGGCATTTTACTAATAGGCTTAGAATAATCAGGTACTAGAACTTTTTGTCCTATTTCTAACTTGGTATTACGATCCATCTTGTTAAGTTTAAGAAGGTCGACTGGGTTTAAATTATTTTGTCTTGCTATGCTGTAGACAGTATCTCCGGGCTCGACAATCTGTTGAACCATTTGAGGAGCCTTACCTTGAGCTCCTACAGCCATAGTACCCGCCATGGCAGCAGCGGCAGCATTTGATTTCCAATCTTCATCAAGGGATTCTGTTGGCATATTTGCGCCAATACCGCGATATGCACGATCTTGTTCTTTGCCAGGCATCGGCGGTTGACTTTGTCGCATAGAGTTGGGCAACTTATCTGTAGCCATAGGATCTTTCGCCATAGGCACACCGCCGGGTCGTTTGTTTTTACTTAGTAGTCGATCGGCCGCAATTTCTTTGCTAATTGTATCAAACTCTACGGGAGTTATCCAGTATCCCTTGTCGTTACTGTTATCAAACACAAGAGTTACTTTACTTTTCATAGGCTCGCTGAATACTTGTTCAATCTCAATCATAGAATTAAAATCAGGGCGAGTTCTCATTTTTAAGAAGGCATCTTTGGTTAGTCTATTGTATACATACTTGTCATGCAACAGTTGTTGTGTGTCCGGTGCAAAAGCATCTGGTGCATCTACTATTTGAGTCACATGAGGAACTTGTTTTGGCTCGTAATCCCGTAGTTCTTCACTTACATCTTTTTTAAGTATAAATTCTCTAAGTCTCATTTTGCTCTTCCAGCTTTCATGTTGGCCAGCCAGTGGGCCATGCGTTGCTTTTCACCTGATGAGTTCTTTGCTGTCTTGCGTAGACTGCTCACTGACGCTTTGGTGTTGACTCCTGAACGTTTGGCTAGACCTTTACGTCCGGGATTTTTACCATCGGCAAAGTTTTCCGCCACACCTTGCTGACCTGGCAATGTGTCAGAAATGTTTACCATATTGTCAGGAACTATTTGTACAGGAACGCGGCCTTGGTAGCCTGCCACTTGATATGCTATAAACCTATGATTTCCATCTATTACAAAAAATTCACCATCATTATTCCACACAAGCAAAGGCTTTAATACACCATTTTGTTTTAATTCTGGTAAAAGTTTATTTGTGACCCAATTGGCAATTTTAGGATCTTTCATTGATTTATGCTTTTCCCACATCTGTAATTTATTTGCAGGTAATTCAGTCACCGGCAAACTTTTCTTTATGCCATCATCTATTGTGGCACCTCTATTATTTGTGTAGATGATTACTGGTTTTTGTTCTATGCCTTCCGCCACACCTTGCTTACTTTCATTCATACCCTCTGCACCATAATGAGCAATTTTACCTGCTTTGTGCATGTTTTTTACTTGTTTGAATACTTTACCTAAATCATCAGTAACACGGACTATCCACCCTTGACTAGCGATATATTTAAATGGATCACCGATGGGCATTTGTTTAATAGGCTTACTAGGATTTTCACTAAACCATTCACCTGTTGGTAATTGTCTGAAATCGCTAGCATCAAACACAGTTAAGTAAGTTTTACGACTACGCATTGCTGGCAAATCTTTTTGGTCAAAATAAACAATAGGTTGACCGTTTTGTGTAAACTCTACATAGCGTGTTTCATGTGCATTGCCTGTGGCGTATAGTGCTGTTCTACGTGGATCACCAGCAAATAATCCTTTGGTAGTGTTAGTTTTGAGATTTTTGTTTTTCCAATAACTATCGTCACCTGTATCTAAACCACTCTGACTCCAATCATCTGTATGCTTGTATGCTTTGAGGCCAGACACAAAATCTGTGACAGGTTTAGAATCAATTCGTGTTACTGTTGCACCTTCCGCCACACCTTGCTTTTCTAAATGATGTTTAACTTTTTGTAGATCTGTCTGATCTAAATCATCTAGGTGCTCGTGACCAGTTAGGCGTTTAGTAAGTTTAAGGAAACTGGGTTCGTTGTCCCATTTCACACCCTTACGGTCTGCTAATGTGTGTATGTTGTTAGGAGTTAATGATTCATCAATATCTAACCATGTGGCAGCAAATGATTTACATAAATCACGTATCTTACCATTCTCAGTTTCCATAAGATTGAAATCGCGTTCCTCGTGTTCTTCGTCACCTTGACTTGGATCTATATAACCGCAGTATACTTTACGCACAGGTGAATTGTTAATTAAATCAGTACAATTATTGCCACTACGACCATCTGCTGTTTCATCGCCAATTTCGTTACACGGACTACACGTTGTAATAACAATACTACCTTTTGGAATTTCACCATACTTTAATTTATATGCCTCCATGGCTGCACGTTCAGCATGAACACGTAGCCCGTCATCTGCAGGATAGTTTAATTTTGCAACTAATTGATTATCTGGATCTAACACTGCGGCAGCAACCATGCCGTAGCCTTTATTGGACTGTTGTCCTTTAATAACCATCTTACACAGCATAGTTAAAATCTTATCTAATTTTTCATAGTTATGTATTTCATAATCGCTAGTATCTTCTTTTATTAATGGTTTTTGACCTAGATACTCAGGATACCGTTTATTAAAATAACGCATGACTATGCCAGCAGTGGCATTTGCCTCGTTTTCCATGGGACTACCAGTCCTACCACTTTCGCCATCTAACTTGTGTTCAGCGTCTTGTTTAAAATGTACTAGCTCATGAGCCAGTGTGCGGAATATATCAAGTGGATGTCTATTTGTTATCTGTATATAAATTATTCCCGAGTCTTGATCAAATCCACCAAAACTAGGTTGAGCTCCTGGAACATCTTTTACAATTTTAATTGGTGGAAGTTTGTTGATACCTAATACATTCATTGCTAACGGTAAAAACTCCTCAAAGCCCTTCATAAGATCAGGTGGTGAAGATTCTTTTAAAATTTGAAGAACTTTCATAACGGTTTCTCACCTGTCATGTAAGGCAAACTGAACCATAATTTAAACCATTCTGGTGTTCCAGGTTTAATGTTATGTTTACGCATTAGTTCGCCCTTGCTATCTCCGGTAACTGATATGTTACTGCCTTGATTAACACGTAGTTCATGTAGTCTTGCATCACTACCTAGACCTGCTAGATGTTGTATGGCTTTTAATTCGTGTATAGGATCATCGGGTGCAAGATAGCAGTCGTCTAGACTGCTTTGATTTATATCTGCTGATGTAATCTTATACTGTTTCATGCTGTACGTTTCTTTGCAGCTTTGGCAGCTTCTTTTTCAGCTTTAGCTCTTTCTTTTTCAGCTTTAGCTCTTTCTTTTTCAGCCGCGTCGTGCATGTATGGTAACATATAATGTTTAACTAAATCAAAGAATGGTTGACCAGCTATTAGAGTATCAGCAGGAATACCAGCCGCTTTTGCAAACTCACTTGGGTTATCGTTTACAATAGCATTTCTTAAATGTGTTGCCTGACTTAGACGTTGTGATCTAGCCCATGTCACATCTTTGAAGTGATAAAAACCGTGTGGCCCTTCTTTACCATTTGATGATTGCAATGCTGGAACAAATATTTTCGCATCGGTTTCGTCAGTAACAACATGCAGAGTTACTGAGCCATGCTGTTTGTAAACCATTGATGCTAGTGTAAACCAGCTTTGCTCTGCAACTAAATGGTCTTCAAGTTCTGGCATTATAGTTTTCATAGCTTCAACTTTGATGTCATATGGCAACGGATCTTTGGGACCTTGTGTACTTTGATTTGTACCTACATACCAAATGGGAAAACCTGCAGCAACTTCCCATGCATGTTTATGCCCAAAGTGCGGGGGATTAAAACGGCCAAATATAATTGCGGCATCGTTATGTGCTGATTCGAACAGTTGTCTTAATCTCATTTCGGTGTCCAACTTGTAGGTACGAATTTTATATTACCAAATTTATGTTTTCCTGATTGGGCATATCGTACGTTACCCTCTCCATTTGTATCCCAGATATCCGGTTTAGGCTGTGTTTCTAAAGCACTGTGTTGTTGATCTTTTAAGTGTCTAATCTTTTTCATCAAGTGCCAGATTCCGTCTAGTGCGCCAAGATGCTGGCTACTCATAGCTTCAATATGCATACGTTTATTATTACTAATCTTATTTTTAGGATCAGCTAGCCAGTCAAAGAACCCCTGATTATTAATAGCATCGAATGCACCAGTTTTGCTCATAGTATTAGCAAATTTATAAAATATGCCTTCTTTATCAGTCGGCGGAATACTGCTTATAAATGCATCTATTACATTACCATTTTTAGTTACATAGTCTTTCAATGGTTTGATAACACTTGTATCATATTGAGGTGCGGTTGGATTGTAAATAGGACCTTGCACAATTAACTGTGGATTACTATTAAACTCGTTAAAGTCATCTTTAGGTTCCTGTTGATTATCAGGCATACCAAAACTTGTAAAATAACCGTGTCCAGTAACCATAACCTGTGCATTGGCAATACGCTTTCCTAGTTCACTATCACTTCTTACATGATAACAGGTATTGCTATTGGGATTAGGACAGAATGTATAAACTCCATCTTTGTCCAATGCAGGGCGTTTAAGGAATAGGCCATCTGCATAGACAAATCCTTCAAAGTCTTTGGGAGTAGCACGATCAAATATAGGGTATAGGCTAGCAAATTCTTGTGCAAAGCGCCTACGTTCAGCATCTTGTTCGGGTGTTCCGGGTTTACCACTCTTGTTAGCGATGAAATCAGCCACTTCTTCTGGACTAGTAGTCTTTGCACCACGTGACCATCCGTTGTGTCCAGCAAGTATCAATGGACCGCCGCTGCGTTCTCTACCCCAGTAAATCTGAGGATTGCCATCCCACTTCTTACGTATACTAGTCTCACCAGATTTTTCGGCAGCTACTTCTTCAAAATGTTGTAGTGCTTCTAATGTGCCTGCTGCACCGTAGAAAAATACAAAATGCTCCGGATGGTTGAAAGCCCTACCTAACTGTTTAGGTGCGTCCGCTTCTTTAAACAGTTGTCTTAATCTCATAGCTGCACTTTATCCAACAAATGACGGAACCATTCATTAGTTCCAACACGATAATTTTCTTTTTTGACTGGCACTTCTTTCCAGTTAGCATCTTCTTTGGCTCTTGCCAGCAGTACAGTTGCTTCATGTTGAGGCAATGCGGCAAGTATACTTTCTACGCTACCTAGATCTTTAGCACTACCACGTGGTCCAAACAAGTAGTTGGCTACATCATCTAAATTATCAGCAACTAGCTCGCCTTTTTTACCTTCTGGAGTACGACTAAACAATCCTTGCCATGCTGACCACATAAAGTTTTTTTGTTTGGCCAGTATTGCTATCATTAACTGTTTGTTAACACCTTTGTAAGGACTGTTATCAGGAATAGAATGTGTGTGAAACTTTGACACCTTCTCAGCATTAGCTGATACCATAATGTCCACTTGATGAAATTCATCATGAACTGGAACGTTGACGTGTACATTAATACCGCTTTGTGCTGTTTCTAAACCTTTACTACTAATATAATCGTTTAGTGCTTTACGTCCAGCCTTAGCATCCTTAGCTTTAAAAAAATCTAATACTGCTTGCTCGTCAACAATAACATCCATGTCGCCACTAGTGTGTCCATGTTTCGGAGTTGCCGCAGAGCCAACAGGAATAGCAGTAATACCTGTTCCTGCTAGTGCTCCGTTGATTGTTTTAAGTATCTTAGGAACATCTTTGTGATCAAATGATGTTGTGTTAGCGAATACATTACCGCCTTCGTTAAGTGTCATGATTAGTAAACTTTTTCTTTAATATATTTTACTTCTTCTTGGTGAAGTGTGTTGCAAATTTTTTCGCACAACTCTTCTTCTAAAAGATCGGGAAGTTCTCGAATGGGGAATTTTTTACTGTAGCATTCGTAAGCATGATTTACTAGCTTTTTAAATGCCTTTGGACCAAGTTTTCTACCAGATTCCATGTAGGTCTTACATTTTACCACATGCGGGTAGTAATGACGTCGATAAAAATCATCGTCATTCCGCATAAAAAATTCTAAATCATCTTTAAGATCAAAAGAAATTCCTTTTTCCTTCTTTTCGGATGGTGTTTGAATGTCTTCTAACAGCTCAATTATTTTCATAAGAAATATCCTGCATTTACAATATATTTATCGTAAATGCTATCTATAGATATTTCCTACTCGTGGGCTTTTACCACTTGATCAACACGGCTAATGCCCTCGCTCAAGAACATTCTTGCCATTACTAGGGCTTTTTCATTCTTAATATATAAGTGACTACCGCCCCAATGCCCGTCTTTTAACAGGGCTCGTTTACTACCGCCAGTGAGTTTAACAAGATCTTTTCCGTTTTCTGCCCATTCAACAAAGTTTTGATAGCTTTGTCTTGTACGTCCAAGTGTGATTTTATAACCCCATCCTTCTCGCTCCATTATCACAGTGTTTTTACTAATACCACTTGCAGGAGGTTTAGAGATATACTTTACTCTGTCAGAATCAATGTCACATAGTTTATCTATATCTCTTAGATTATTTGTATATACACTTATGAAGGGTGTTTCTACACGTATCTCGTAGTCTGTTATAGATCTTAATAGGGCACAAACTTTCTTAGAATACGTAAGATCTTCGGGAGTACGAATTCTTGTAGTTGTATTCTTTATGTTTATGTTTACATCCTTAAGTCTTTCTTCAACAAGATCAAAGTTCTTGCTACGAAACCATTGGGCGCCCGGAACTACGAGTACAGCTTTGTAGCTGTACTTGTCCATAAACAATCTTTTAGTTTCCTTGCACTTCATCACTGATCTTTTCTACAGTTAGTAAGGGGATTTTAATAGATTTGGGTTTGGCAACTAAAGTAAGCTGACTATCTTTAGCAGTAATAGTTAACGCACCACCTGCTCTTAATTCGCCAAACAACATTAATCGAGCCAACGGACGTTTAATTTCTTTGTCAATGACACGTTGAAGAGGTCTTGCACCCATCTTAGCATCAAATCCTTTTTCAATTAACCATTCAATTGCAGCATTGTCGATCTTAACACGGATGCTCTTTTCTTTAACTTGCTCTTTAAGTTCGTCGACAAATTTACCAACAATCTTAACCATTGTTTCTTTGTTAAGTTTATTGAATGTTATAATAGCATCAAGCCTATTACGGAACTCTGGTGTAAAGAATTTCTTAAGATCCTTGTCATCGTAGTCTTTTTCCTGTGCGCCAAAACCTATTTGATTCTTTTCGGCTTCTTGTGCGCCAAGATTTGTAGTAAGAATTAAAATAACATTACGGCAGTCTGCTCTCTTACCATTAGATCCTGTAACAAATCCATTATCCATCATTTGTAACAACACTGTACTCACATCTGGATGCGATTTTTCAATCTCATCAAACAGTAAGACACAATTAGGTGCTTCCTGTACCTGTGTAATTAATAAGCCAGAATTTTCTTCAAAGCCAACGTACCCCGGTGGACTTCCAATTAATTTACTGATACTATGCTTTTCTTGATATTCACTCATATCAAAACGCACAAGTTTAACTCCAAGATGTTTACTTAGTGCTTTGGCTGTTTCAGTTTTACCGCAGCCTGTTGGCCCCATGAATACGAAACTTCCGACGGGTTTATTTTCTGGTTTAAGTCCAGCCCTAGCAACAAGAATTTTATCAACGATTTCTGTAATTGCTTTTCCTTGTCCATACACTTCTCCTGATAATTGATCTTCAAGTTTAACCAAGCCTACATCTTCAGCTTCTCTAATTTGTTCTTCGGGCATTTGCAGTAGTTTAGCAATTTCAAACTGAATTTCGTATTCAGTAATTACTCTCTCGTCTGCAAGTTTAAGATTGAAACGACTACATGCTAAATCAATTAAATCAATAGCCTTGTCTGGTAGTTTTTTATCTGTTTGATATTTTACTGACAATTTAATTGCAGCCTGTAGTGCATCGTCTTTAATTTTAGTATTATGAAACTGTTCATAGTACTTCTTAATACCTTTAAGGATTTGTAGTGTAACTTCTACAGTAGGCTCATCAACTGTAATGCGTTGGAATCGACGCATCAATGCGCGATCCTTTTCAAAGTGCTTGCGATATTCTTCCCAAGTAGTTGATGCAATGACTTTAATGTTACCCTTGCTTAGTGCAGGCTTCATCATGTTAGATAAGTCATTTGCTGAATTGCTTGCTGATCCAGCACCACTAATCATGTGTGCTTCGTCAATAAACAATACAGTCTTACCTTTCTTGGCAAGTCCTTTAAGTACAAGTTTAAAACGTTCTTCAAAGTCGCCGCGGTATTTACTACCGGCTAGCATGGCACTAATGTCTAAATTGAATACTTGGTAATCTTTTAAGAAGTCAGGAACAGCACCTTTGACAATGTTGAAAGCAAGGCCTTCGGCAATGGCAGTTTTACCAACGCCTGGATCACCAACAAGGATAACGTTGTTTTTATTTCGACGACCTAATGCTAGACTAATATTTTCTAACTCGTCTATTCGACCTATAACTGGATCGACCTTGTTCTTTTTAACTGATTCGTTAAGATTAGTAGTGAACGCTTTTAGAGCTTTATCTGATTGATTATCTGGTACTTGTTCTTCTTCTTCATTACCTTCGATATTATTGCTGATATAATCTGCAAATTTATCTTTATCAATCTCAGCTTGCTGTATGTAATAATAACTCCAACTACGTTTTTCTGCCATCATAGCAATGAACACATCTGTTGGTTCAATTTTTTGACGACCATTAAACAATACCTGTGTAAATGCACGATTTAATACACGTTCAACTGTTTGAGTTTTACGTGGTTTGATATCGATTTTTTCACCTACAATCTCGTCACACTTATTTTTAAGGTAGTGCTCTAAATTCTTTTTAACATAATCTGGATCAGCACCATAACCTGTAATACAATTACTAAAACTTTCTTCACATAACATAGCAAACAATAAATGTTCAATTGTTAAGTATTCGTGTTGTAGTTGTTTGGCTACAGTAATGGCTTTTTCAAAAACCATTTGCAGATCATCACTGGGCTCTACCATCTAAATTCCTTTTAGTTATTGTTGCTAATTATACAGTCTTTATTGCAACTGTCAAGAGCCATTGATTTCATCATTGATTTTTTGCAATCGTTTGATGATATCTGGATCGGTAACTGGAACAGATTTAATTTTAATTACAGCAACTAATCTTCCTCGTTGTTTTGATCTAATGCTGGAAAACCCCAATCCGTTACTGGCATATTCTGTGCCATCACTAACACCTGCTCGAACATCGATGTTTAACTTTTGTCCGTTTATTGATGTAATAGTCTTTTTAGACCCAATCATAGCTTCGATTGGAGTAATGTTTATATTAGTAAACAGATCATTACCTTGTCTTGTATAGGCAGGATCCTCCATGACTAAAATAGTAACATTTAAATCTCCCCTTGGTAGCTGTGGATAGCTATTATCTCCCAATCCTTGATAACGTATAGTCTCGCCATGTTGAATACCAGCTGGGACATCAATTACCACAGTCTGACTCTGACCACTGGGCAAGGTGTAACTAGCTTCAAATTGTTTTCCAACAAATGAATCTAGTAAAGTAACTTGACATTGAATGTTTAGATCTCGGTTACGTTGCTGCCTACGACCAAATATATCACCAAACTGCTGACCAGCACCACCGGGACCACCGAAGTGAAATTGGAATGCATTATTAAACACATCGCTAAAGTTCCCACTATTCATATGAACTTGTGAGCCACCTGTATCATACTCCTGCCGTCGTTGCGTGTCGCTCAGAGTATCGTAGGCCACGGATATATCTTTAAATTTGTTTTGGTCGCCGCCTTTGTCAGGATGGTGTTTGTTAGCCAAACTTCTATAGGCCTTTTTAATTTCATCTTGTGAGGCGTTCTTCTTAACGCCCAGTGTTTCGTAATAATCCATAGTTTTCTTCCACCGTTAAAAAAGCAAGGTATAACAGTAATTATACTGTCACAGCCTTGCTATGTCAAGAGTCTGGTAGATTATTTCTTTTTAGCTGGTTCTGGAACCTTATCGCCTTCTACCTTTTTGTGTACTTTGATTTTTTTGCAAACTTGGACAGGCTTACCATCTTTGCCGTTTACAACTTTTCCAGCTTTGTCTAGTTTGTCTTTGCAGATTTCCTTCATTTCGCCACCGGCAAAGGCAGTAGAAGCTAGGGTCAATGCTAATAATGCTAATAATTTTTTCATTTTGTTTCCTTTATAGTATTGGTTGCGGTTCATCTGGAACGATTTTTTTACCGCTTGCTGTTGTCTGTATTGATGCTGCTCCTCCAAATCCTCCACCGAAGCTAGGTGAACTTGCTGGCGCAAAACTTTGAGTCGGCACACTAAAGCCGCTAGGTGTAGGAGAACCAAATCCGCCTGCACTTGGGGGAGGTGCAAAACTTGTTGGCGCTGGTGCTGGATTTTGTGCAGCCCCTGCTAATTTTTCCTGTGTACGGCCAAAGGCCGCAATACCTAAAACAGCGCCCATGGCCACATGGAACAAACCCGCCCCCTGTAAGGTCAACGGTTGCCATTGTGTAAGTGGTATATGAGTTACTGTTTGTAGCACACTCCATAGAATTGGAAATATACCCATGTCTAATGTACAAATGCCCATGTACATCCAACCCATAGCTGGACGCCATTTCTTCTGCATCCAATCTTCGTCTTTCTTTTCTGTTTTAACTTCTTCAGTCATATCGGCTCCTTTATTTTACGTTTTCAAATATCTGCTTTTGTTTTTGATACCATTCTATCCATGCGTCTGTTTTTACAGCACATTCGTAATAAGTTGTGTAATTTACAGAAACAGTCTTGCTAATATCGCTTAATTTAGCATCTTCTTGTAGTTTTTGCAGTTGAGGACAGGCTGTTAATGCTATATTACCTGGTGCTTCGGGAAATTTCATAGTTACAGGTACTACTGTGCTACATCCTGTTGCTAAGAATGCAAGTATAATACAAATTGTTAATACAAATAATTTAAGCAAATTCATTTTGGTACCTCTGCTGAATCGTTGTGTGCTTTAATAAACTCTTTAGGAATCTCGCAAATTCCACCAGGGGCAAATTTTGTATCGTATTTTACAATTTCTCTGTCAACATATTTTACAATATCGTTTCCGCGAACTTTTACAATCTGTGTTTTTGTAACAACTTTGGTTACAATCTTAACATTTTCTTCTTTTGATTGTGTTTCTGCTACTGCAACTTTTTCTTCAAGTTCTTTAACTCGTGTCTGCCATTTAGCTTCGTTAACAATGCCGCCTTCCATCCATATTCCAAACAACAAGGCAATAACGCTGCCCACTTGAATAGGCAGTCTATATGTGCTGATAAAAGGAATAAATTTTAAAACCCATGCTGCAATCACCCCTAGCACACCTGCAATGGTGATAAGATGATAAACCCAATCAGGTAATAATGAAAGAATCCACATTATTTGCCACATTGTTTAAACACCAAATACGTGTAATGCGTGTTCGTAGTGCTTGATACGATCTTCAAGACCAATGTATCCACCGTTAATCTTCTTGGTCATTTTCTTGATGTCGCCTGCATCTGCTTCAACATTAAGATTATTTGCTTCCCAGAACCAAGCCGCACTTTGTACACAACCTTCAAATGTTGTTAGATGTTCACTGGCTTCTTCTACAGAAATTTGTAGACTTTCTGCGTAACGCTCATAATTGCTTTTTCCAGTTAACTGAATAAGCCCACGACCGCAGTAGCGGAATCCTTCGCCTGACTCTTCTGGACCATTACCCATGCGTCCGCCATAGATGCGGTTTGCAATACGTGCTGGTTGTTTTTCATACTGTCTAGCAAGATCATCTGTTGGAAAGTACTTAGAAAATAATTTTCTTAGAGTCTCTGCTTTGTAGTTTAAGTTTTCTTTGATTGCTCTGAAGCCGCCACTTTCGTGGGCGCATTGAGCAACAAAGGCAGCAACTCGTTCTGGAGTATTGATATCATAGTCTGGTAGTATTTGGCATAGTGCTTCATACCACTGATCTAGATATGGATTTCTACCTATAATTTCTTCTAACTTGTTTTCTGTAAAATCAAATGTAAATGACATATTATATCCTTTCTAATGCTACTGCGTATCCTTGATTCTCAAAAATAAATGAATCACCAATTTTTGTTATGTTATAATTTCCAAGATACTTCGTAAGGTAGAGACACTCACTTATATCACTGGAATTAATTCTTATGGGCCCCTGCATACGTTGATATACTTCTTCTCGACGACCAAAATCTATAACCCTCATTGATAAAGGCTCAGCATAAGTCTTTTTAAATCTAATTGAGTCTTCAGTTAACGATGTAATACCGTCTACAAAACTTTTATTAAAAAAATTAGTAAAATTATTCATAACGTTTTCTTGTATGGTCATTTCGTATGAATTTGCATCTGCTGGAATTGTATCTTCTAAAGTTGTTTGATCTGCTAAAAGACTTTTAAAACTTTTATAATATCTAAACCTTAGATCATCGTGGCCAGTTAATTTTTTAACGCCGTCAAGCAATTCACAAACTTGTTCCCCAATGTGTTTATTTCTTTGAATTTCTACAAACACCTTGTAAGTACCGTCGTCTAATTCGCCCGGAGTAACATCTGCATCAAGTACAAAACTGTAACCCATTTCACAAAATGCAACAAGATCATCCGCTGGTTCTTTTTGATCTACAGTAAAACTTAGTACAACAACATCCTTGTCTGCCCCCATCTTTGAAGCATACGAGTCTACTTCAAATATTGGTTTAACTAAGTCTACGAGATCTTTTGCTCTTAATGACATATATGATCCTTATACTGCTGGTGCGCCAGCCATTGGAGCAGGTGTTTGTGGTACACCACCTGCTGCCGGCATTGCCGGAATTGCAGCAGCAGCATCAGCTGCCGGCACACCGCCTTTAGCCTTGGGATTATTTCCATATTTTTCTTCACGCATCTTATCCATATACCCCTTGTAAACATCAAATGCTAATTTTTTAGGCATGACAATCTCTACAATCCAGATAGGCTTATGATCGAGATGCCCTTTTTTTGTGCCCGGACGAATGTCACTTTCTTTTCTAATTTTACGAACTTCAATAAGGTGGCTCTTTTGAAACTTAACTTTGCAGCCCAGTTCAGTTAATCTTTTAGCTGCCATAGGATCGGGCATTTTATCTCGAGGCCACATAAAAGCTGTAGTAACCCAGTGACGATCTACTTTAGGACCGTAGGCAACTTCGCCGTCTAGCCAGTTTTCATAAACGTATAGGTTGCTTTCGTCAAGCACCCGTTCAAAATCTTTAAGAATAGCCAAGGTGCTATTGCTTTCGTAAATAGTTTGTATGTTTTTTATAACGTCTAAAATGTCATGCATTTTTGTCTCGCAGTTTTATCATGTATTTAGCCCGATCCTTTTGATATGTTATCAGTTTAATTTTTACTCAATTTGTTAAATAAAAATGTAGGACCACTGTGGTAATCGGGGCGGTCGCTACAGTCGTTCTACATTCCCCAATGTAGGAGACATTTAACAATGACAAAAAGAGTGAAAAAACGCTTTACATCAGAAGTAAACGTGATTGATTTTAACACTTATATGCCTCAAAAGAAGCATAGGGTGATTCTTACACCTCGAAATAGAAACCAGCAAGAGTATCTGCTAAAACTCCAAGATGAACAAAAAAGCATAGTGTTTGCTATCGGGCCTGCGGGCACGGGTAAAACCATGCTGGCTGTACAAGTTGGAATTAAACTATTTCAAGAGGGACAAGTAGACAAAATCATTGTTACAAGACCCGCCGTAAGTGTAGATGAAGATTTAGGATTTTTACCAGGGACGCTAAATGAAAAGATGGCTCCGTGGACAAGACCTATTTTTGATGTTCTAGGAGAGTACTATCAAACTAAAGACATCGCAAAAATGTTAGAAGAAGGAGTGATAGAAATAAGTCCCTTAGCGTACATGCGTGGACGTACATTTAAAAACGCATACATTATTGCAGACGAAATGCAAAATGCCACAGTAAATCAAATGAAAATGCTACTGACTAGACTTGGGGAGGGCTCTAAGATGGTAGTAACAGGAGATTTGGCACAAGCTGATAGACTAAACGATAACGGTTTAGTTAATTTCTGCAACTTAATTACAAAAAAATCATTGACGTACTTAGATATAGTACAGTTTGACTATAAAGACATCGAACGCCATAATGCCGTAAAGGAGGTGTTAACGGTTTATGGAGACAAATAGGATGTGAAAAGGGCCTACGGGCCCTTTTCTATTTGCGTAACTTTGACACCTGAGCGTTCAAGAAACGTGACACCACTAGTATCCCTATAACTGTTCCTATATAGAACACTGCTAATACCACTTTGGTAGATAAGTTTGGCACAGTCCAAACATGGAGCATGGGTAATAAACATAGTAGCACCCATACCAGATTCGTTAGATTTAGCCAACTTAGCAATACAATTCGTTTCTGCATGAAGCACCTCCGGTCGTGTTATTAATTCTGTAATCTTTGTTTGCGGATTTTTGTATTCAAACTCACAGTTGTTATCCCATCCACTAGGCATGCCGTTGTAGCCAATACTAATGATGCGATCATCCTTGACTACAATAGCGCCAACATGAAGTCTACGTGCTGAACTTAATTCAGCAAAGCGTTCAGCCACATCCATGTAGGCACTTACAAACTTTTCTTTCATAGATGTGCTAGTCTAATCAACGTTGCCGCCAAGTTGATCTCTGGATCAATGACCAAGGTATGATCTACCAACCCCTGCTTGATCCATAGGACTGCGGCCTCTTGTTTAGAGTCATCCCCAAAGATAGCCACATTGTCATACAACCAACGATAGATATCTTCAATCTCTTCTGGCCGAGCTTGAGCACATACTAGTTTACGTGCTTCTGTAATCTTGCCTTTTTTAAATAGCTCGACCATTTCAATCTTATAGTCAGCATCCCCAGTGTCACCTTTCTCTGGAGTATGTAATTTACCATCCATTGAATTCATCTGTACTGTGTTAATACACTTGCGTAGGTCTGGATAGGTTGCTTTGACAAACGTATCTAGCGTATCAAGATCGAACTCTACAGATTCCTCCATAAGAATAGTAGCCACGCGAGCAGTAAATTCAGCAAGATCAACCCGTTCGATATGGAATCCTTGGCAACGACTGTGTAGTGCAGGAATAATGCGGTTAGGATAATTGCAAGTAAGAATAAATCTAGCAGTCGTATGATACTCTTCCATAACCCCACGTAAGGCGGCTTGTGCGTTAGGACTCAAATAATCTGCCTCATCTAGTAGTACTACCTTGAAATCACCAAAGGGAATCATCTGAACAAAGTTTACAATCTTATCACGAACATCTTCAACTGAGTTTGTACGTGACGCATTAATTTCTAGTACATCTAAATCATTAATGTTTAATTCATTAAGTAGTATTCTTGCTAGAGTAGTTTTACCAATGCCGGCATTACCGCTGAATAGTAAATGCGGAATAGTTTTTTGTTCAATCCAGCTCTGCACTTGTTCTTTTTGATGATTATCTCTAAACACATACCCGTCAATCGTTTTAGGTCTATATGCTTCAGTCCATAGTTTTTTCATTTTTGTTCCTTATGGGGCACTGGCTCTCCCATAACAGGTTCCCTGTCTTTAAGTTTTTGTAGTTCTTCTTCTGTGGCAAATCTTGAATGTGAGGTCGGCCAACTTTCTGGTGTAAAAAGTTTAATAGGTTTCCAGTATTTGTGAAATAAGTTATTCAAAAATACTATAACAATTCCGGTAATAGCAAATCCTGCACCGGTTAAAATTGTACCTGCTAAAAACGTTGCTGCCTGATCTACGTCCATTATTTAAACTCCTTAATTATGTTTTTTGCTATTTTCATCGCCATTGCTTTTTTTGATACAATCCCACTATGAACAAGATCTCTTGCATGATCAACTTTTATTAAATGCTCACAGTCAAATAGTGTTGCTGTTGCTGGAAACGGTGTTGCTTCGTAGTATACTGTTTTATCTTTCCAAATCTGATGACTAGTCATTTGACAAAATGATGCGTAGGTCGCAGGATTTATGTCATCAAAGGCCCATTCAATCATATAATTATCTTTATCTAAATCCCATGATCCGTGATGTGTTAGACCGTGTGTGTCATATGATATTACTCTGCTGTACTCTGTCCATAGATGTACTACTGCTTTTGGTGTAGGGTATAAATTGTTCAGTAACAACGAGTTATGTAATGAAAACATAATTGATGACCCGGATACTCCTAAATTAATTACAGGAAGTTTAATTAAATCGGATAAAAAACTTGCAACTGTGTGAGACTCATCTACTCCTGTACCAAACACTTCTGAGCAACCAAATATAACAACTGAATTTGCCCAATCAATTGAGTCGAATTCTTTAGTTCTATAACCATCAGAGTTTACTCTGTAGTTTACTTTGTTTGTTTTATAGTGCCAGTTTGCAGGTTGTATTTTTAAATTCTTTAAAAATAAATCTTCGGTATCAGGCGTAGCATATTCTGAAGTCAGACCTTGAGAATCTAGCATTTTATGTGCAGGTAACAGTCTACCAGTTTTAGTAATATAGCTCATACTATTATTATACACAAAAAAATAGGGCTCGTCAAGAGCCCCGATGTTCAAAATGAAGTTAAAATTGAGGCCCAGCAAACATCTCTGGTTTAAATGTATGTTCTTTTTGTGAACTAGACATGCTGCCTTGATAAAAATCAGTTGGTTTTTCGTCAGCGGACATCATGATGGATTTTATTTCAACTCTGCGTATAACAATTTCGTTACCGGTTTGGTCTTCAATGGTAATCCCCCTGGTCCAACGCCCGTGTTCTACTAGTATCCATTCACCAACTTTAACATCAGTTTGGTTTGGTCCAACTGCCCAAACTTTTGCCCAACGCGGTTTGATACCTTCACTTTTGCCATCATCACTGCGGATAATAATACCTGTTGCTGTTTTGATTTCGTCAAAATGCATGTCACTGACTAGGACATTATCATTAATCGGGATTATTTTACCTTTAACAACATTCATCTTATTCCTTAGATCTTTGTGATTTTTTTCTAATTACTACTTCGTCTGGTGCAGCGTCTGCGTGGCCTTGATAAAATTCTTCAAATACATCTTCTCGTTTACGAATAATTTTACCGCCTGGGCCGAGTTCGTCACCCCTAGCGTTAACTCTAGCATTGCCAACTGCTACAGTCATCTCGTGTTGCATACTTAACTTGTGCATGTCGATTTCTCGACCCTGCATTGTTTTATATACAGATCTTTGTTGTTCTTTCATTGCCATAATTTTCTCCTTACGATATATTACTTATCTTAAAAATTCATGCCAGTCTAGATTATATCTAATACTATCGATTTTATGAACACCAATAATAAAGAGAACATAGCTGGCTACACTTGATCCCCTGCCCACCCCCCAAACGATATTATTGGCTCTACAGGTATCTACGAAGTAGATAAGCCAACGTAGTAGATCTAGCATATTTCGATGGCTATATGCTTGTAATTCTTCAAAAACTCTAGTTTGTTGTTCAATAGAGTTGCATCGACTAATACAATGCGCTTCAATATCTATTGTTTTATATTCCTCGGGCATGAACCAATCTGACTGTAAGATTTTATCAAAATCTTCTATATCTAGGTTATAAAAATTAGCTGAGGGTTTTTTAAATGTAATACCGGATTCAAGTTCTAGTTTTTGAATTTCTTTTGAGTCTTCTACAAATAGCTGATCTAAATTTTGAAATTGTCCTTGATACAACAATTCAAAAATATCTTCTTCTGTAAAAACGGGATTACTATATTTGTCAGGGTTCATCCTGCTATTTTAACTTACTTTAATCAAGTCGTCAAGAGATTTATTACGTTTTTGATAGTCTTTTTGCCAAGCAACTGCACGACGATGATGTAGTTCAGCTTTATACATATCTAGAAACATGCCAATCTGTCTCTGTATTGACGGATTTTGACTCATAAAATATTTTTTAGATAAATCTTGGATACGAGACTCAATTTCTACATCTTTCAATTCATTAAAATCTTCAGTCAACGGATGCATCATAGTTCAAATTCTCCTACATAATTGATATAGACTGTGACACCACCGTCATAAGTCCACGCCTCAATTACTTTAGATTTAATTACAGCACTAGTAAATTCTATAGTAGCATCATTGATTAATGCGCCTACAAGAGCATTATTAAATGTAACAACATTGGTAGTAGAATCAATAGCTTCAATGGTTGTCCCAGCTGAAATTATACCAGGCTGTGCAGTTACATTAAACCCAATTTCTAGATCTGAAACATTGTCTACTACTATTTGCGGTGATCCTGATGAATATGTTCCTACAACAGTTTTACTAACATCGTATATTAATGTTAATCCGTTAGTAAGACCTTTAGCAAACTTTATTAATCCAGAATTTTCTGTTTCTAAAGTTACTGTTTTAGTTGATGTTGAATCACCGATCATATGAACCCTAACAGATGCATATCGATCAGTATCTGGCCAATCTCTAAATGTTATAGTTAAGTTTTCGCTATTAACGTATAGGAACTGTAGAGATCCAACTAACAAATTAATATCTGCATCGCCAGCTGGACTTCCTTCACTAGCAGAATAAACTAATCCGTACACTTCAACAGTGGTTGCGTTAGTGATTAAATTACTTTGAAAATTATTATCATCATCAAGCCTTGCACCGTTAACCTGCAAATTTGTAATGTCGGCAGCAGCAGATTCTAGTCCTTCTTTTATGTAAAGAAAGTTATCCCTAAATCCTTGGCTGTTGTTATCCTGTCCAGCAACTGGAAATTCTGGATCAATATTATCTGTGTTAATTGAGCTGGTCACGTTATAGTATTCCTGTCATTTTTAAATACTAGGTATTTATCCCCGTCGTTGTCAGCTACTGAATCTATTATGTATCTATCTACAGTATAATCTAATTTGTTAAAACTAAATCCTGTAGTTTTAATATAGTTTTTAATATTAACTAAAATATCAGTTGATTTATCAGGAAGACAGAAACAGATTGGAATAGCTAAAATAAATCCGAGTTCTTGTTTACTTTCTGGTTGTATTGATCTCATCCATAATGGCAAATAATTACGTTCTGTCGATAAGCCTACTCCGTCGTCGTCTGTCCAATTTTTAATTCGATCCTGCCAATTAGAAATGCTAGATGGAAATATAGCTCTAGTATTTGGATTACTTACTTGAATATTTGTTTGATCTATGCTGATAGACGGAATAGGTCTGCGCCCATTAAAAAAATTATCTTCTTCCAGCGTATCTAGATTAAGACTCCAGAAATCATTTGTGGCATCAATAGTTATTTTATTTTGATCTTTACTTTTATCTATTAGTTTGTTATTCAGTCGTAACCCATTAGGTTCTAATGGATCAGACATTTCTATATATATTACTTCGTAAAGGACAGTATTTGTACCAGGTTTTTTTGCTACAGCTTTTTTAACTTCACCAAACTTAAACTGTTTCTTTTTATGATTTAGACCAATGGCACTGACATACACTGCTGCCTCTCTAGTTTCAATACCGGCGTAGGCCAACATTTTTAATTGTGTTTGTATACCAAATTCTGGATCATTGGGTCTATAGATACTACCGGCCGTGAACACTATATTATTTGTTATAAATGATTTAAACACTGTTCGTTGTGCAAGGGGCATAAATGGCCTTACTGTTAAGTTACTATAAAGTTTATTATTTGGAGTTGTGATTGTAACATGAAACTCTTTTGTAATTGCACTGTAATTATATTGATCTTTTGCTTTAATTGTAAATGTGTACGATCTATCTACAGTTGTGGTATCTTGATCAAATGTAGTATAGATAAACTCAAATCCAACCTCGTCATAAAATCTAGTTAGACCAAGTTTGTCAACAGTTGAATATTGATTTACTTTTCCAATTATCTCTCCATCTGTGGAAAGTGTTAATCCTGGAGGAAGTATTCCGCTTTCTATGCTGTAAACTAAAATTGCGCCGACGACACTAGTACTGGCTTCTACTTTTAAGTTAGAAGTGTAGTTAGCAGCAAGATCACCTAGATTGCTATCAGTTAGCCAATAAATGGTGCTATCAATTTCACCAATTAAATCTATAGTAAATGTTCTACTTGAGTATGACGTTTCTAGTGTATTTGAATAACGTGTTGCTAGAACATTAAAGACATATTGTTTAGTAACAGCAGGCTGATAAGGTACAACACCAAATAACTCACCATTTGATATATCAAATGATAAACCAGGCGGCACCCTAGACTGTATCCAATGTTCAGAGTCGAGGTCTGGCGTATCTACAGATAAAGAGTTATTTTTAATACAGATGTAAGTTTTGTCGTTAAACAATACTTTGTCATCTATTTGATAGGACAAGTCGGCATCATAAAAATTAGTTGCCTCGATACCATAACTTACTAGACCAGTATCTATAGTTGAGTAAATATCTAACATTAATGTTAGATAGTTATTGGCTCTGTATTGTCCTATATAGGCATCAGTCTTCCAAATTGGGTTTCTTAAGAATGTACCATCAGCTTTAAATATTCCTGCACTCGCCGGAAGTAGTACGTTATCGGCTCTAAAATAATCATCGGCTACAACAAATATTTTAAATTTTCTTTGTCTTACAGTATCTCCATCGCTTAATGAGACTATGAATTCATAATTTCTATTAACTCTAGTAGGTGTATTTGTAGGTATATTATAATCGTAGGTTACAATATCATACACATAGCTGTCATAACCGTCACTTGGTCTGCTGCCAAAGTCATAGACTACAGCATCATAAGGTCCACTATCGTAGGATCCGTCGCCGTCGCTTTTCTTAATAATAGTTGCGGGCTCAACTAATCCGGTTATTCTTCCGTCACCATCAAGGGTTAGGCCAGGAGGAAGATCTCCGTCGTCATTGGCAATAAAGAAATGTAGACGTTGCCCAGCAGCAGTATCAAAATCTACAGAATCAAGTCGAAAATCTACAAAAGAAGAATCTAAAACATAGTAGGCATTGTTTGGACCAAGTGGTAGATCTCCGGCAGCAGTTTGGAAACTAGGTAGGTCTGCACCTTCAATGGTTAAATTAAGAGTCCTATCAGCAATACCGTCTATACTTGTTGCTCTAATACAAAATGTAAATGTAGTAGGTCTCGGAACTTCAAATGGTGTCCCTACAATCTTTGCACCCGATAATCGCATGCCTGGAGGTAATGATCCAGAAATTAACTCATAGGTAACACCATCTGGCGGAATAAAGATAGGTTTGTCTGCGGCCGCAAATTCGTAGGCATATTCTGATTCAGAAAACTCTGTACCAAGATCAATATTAGAATATCGTGGATTACCGAACGTTCCTAAATCGACTATCAGTCGACTACCGATGAACGTTTCCACGCCAGCGTCCGGAGACACTGGCAGATTTAATTCTAAAGGAATGCGTTCTTGAAATGTGCCAAACGAATAGCCAGAACGCTCCTGCCATATCTCTAAGGCCATCTGAAATCCTTACATTAAATTACCACAATAGGTTCCAAGCACCATTTCCGTACATCTTAGCGCAGTTTGCTCCAGTGTCATAGTACATCATGCCGTTAGTTGGCGTGCCGCCTATTGCAGCGGCAGCGGCTGCTTCGTCAGCATAAGTTGCTACCGTAGCCATGCCGCCAAATGTGGTCATTTGGTATCTGTCCACTGTTAGACCGTTGGTTAATGTACCACTATTGTTTGCAGTTTGTAACGTTAATTGGCCAGGCAGGGCAGTGCTTGTTACGGTACCACTTACTGCTGATACAATACGACTGCTCAGTAAATTATCAATGCCCGGAGTCCCGGTATTATAGCCGTAAAAGGCCAATGCTCCAAGTTCGTCACCTGTTAGTATTGTGGTAGGTGTGGCAACACCACCGCCTTCTTCAACAGTACCTCTAACTCTTGAAAACGCTATCTCTTGTCCCCGTACACCGTCAAAGATCCCACCAATTTTAAATGCACTGTTTGATAATGAATAAAGTGAACTTACTGCAACATCTGCACTTTTCATTGATAGAATAGTAAATATACCAGTGAAGTCAGCGCCGTTAAAGTCTGCAACACTTGGACCCACTGTCACAGAACCATTATTTTCTAATTTTAATAGACGACGTTTTTTACCGTCTGATGTTGTATTGCTAAATGCCATGGTAGTAGGAATAATACCGTCAACCTCAAACACTACAGCACCGGCCACGGAATGATTTACACTTAATGTTAACTGTGTTAGGCTATCAACTGATGCAATGTATGGTGAAACTCCGTCCCAACTAGTACCAAATGTTCCCACACCGCTTTGCTTAGTTATATATTGACCTGCTACTAACCCTGTAGTATCTCCTACAGTAAGCGTGACGATTGCAGTTCCTGTGGCTAATGTAGCTTCTAAGTCTGCTACACCGTTGGTAATAGCCCCGGTTATATAAGTTTCTATAGCAGAACTGTTAACAAATTTTACATCATCATGGGCCAGAGAATAAATTTTTCCAAGATTATCATAAATTTGAAGAACCGCAGGGGCGCTTCGAGTGCCCCTCGCTCTCTGCATGGCAATAGATGGCGTTTCTCCGCCACTATGGTATTGACTCATTATTAACGGAGGGGGAAAATTTGAATCATTTTGTAACACTGCATAGACCCCGAACAATCCGCCTTCATTGATTAAAAGATCACCTGTGCTAGGGTCTACTGTAAATTTAGCACTTCCACTTAGAGTATTCGTGTTGGTATAGTATGGAATTTGATTAATAATTCCAGTACTGACAGTGCCGGACCCTACAGTACCTGCTTCCCATTTAGTAGTACCTGAATTCCAAACCAATGCTTGTCCATTACTCGGAGCTACTGCATCAACATCTAATAGATCGTCAAGATTTTCTACACTGCTACTGGCAGTAGAGTTGATAGTGACAGTATCAGTAGTATTGTTGGTTGTAATAGTAATATTTGTACCAGCTACCAGTGTTAGTGTGTCAGTGGCGCTATCGGCTACAACATTGCTTTGCCCTGCTACTGTAATAGTTTTGAAGGAATCACTACTTGTACCACCACCGGTTAGGTCAATAACACCAGTAGTCGGATTGTATGTGCCACCCGCACCTGTTACACTAATAGCGTTTCTTGCTTGAGTGTTTGTAAAATACTTATTAGTAGTACCTTCATCAACATCATCAGTTGTTAAAGTTACTACACCGTTATTTCCGTTAACACTAACCACAGCAGACGAAACAAGAGTACCGCCAGCAGTTTCCCCATCACCTACAAACAGTTGCTTTTGATCTGTTGTGTAAATTAACTCACCTTCTGCAGGTAATATACCATCACGATCTGCTTCAAGTCCTCGTCTTAATTTTAAAGCCATTGTATTCTCCTAATTAAAATGTTCCGGCATCATTATTCCCTGATAGTGGGAATGCAAATGACCCAAAATCATACCCTCCTGGGAGGGGATTATTAAACGTTCCAAAATCTTCCTGAATAACAGTTGGGCTACTGCTCCCAATGAATGTACCAAAATCGTAGCCAACACCATACGGGCTAACAAACGATCCAAGATCAAGAGTACCTTGTGTGGGTACAGCTAACCCTCCAAAATCAACATCCTGGCCGCTGACTAACAACATTAACAAGTATAGATTTCTAATGTCTATACCCCACACTGTTGATTGAACATCACCAGCTTCAATCATCCCAGTTGTTGTAACGCTACCTTCTATGTCAATAGTTCCAGTTCCCAGTATGCTATTTCCATTTAGATCTAAATCATCTTGTAAAATATTAAAAGCACTGCCGACAACTGAAACAGTTAATGCACCATCTACTAATACTAATCCAACATTATTGCCTGCTGCTATGCTATTAAACTGAATTGTATTAGTTTCTGCATTGACACCACTAAAGATACCAAAGCCGGAACCTATATTTTCACCGTCTAGAATAGCAGGCGCTAGTGCATTAAAGTTATTATTAACTTTTTGGAATGCTGATCTGAGATCGTCGCCGGTCCCATCATTAGCATACGTTCCAGGAAAAATAGTTTCTAATGCCATAATGATTGTTTTTTTATCATGTATTTAGTTGATTTTGGATTTTGCTAATCCTAGCAGGGTAAACATTCTAATATAAAGCCATCCTATGTCAAATTCCCACCATTTTATGCTAAGTTTAGGGCTAGCAGGATTAAGGTGATGGTTATTGTGCAGTTCTTCTCCGCCTACGATAATAGCCCAAGGTACTAGATTACGGCTGGTGTCCCTAGTTTCTCCATTGCGATATCCCCACCAATGTGCTAGGCCGTTGATTACACCCGCAGCCCAGAATGGAATCCATAGCATTTGAACTCCCCACATTAAAAACCCGGTAGGACCAAATAATAAAAGATCTATGATCAACATTAGGAGAATTCCTAACCAGGGGTAGGGAGTATAAACTCGTTGTTCTAGCCAATCGCTGGGTGTACCTACACCGTACGAGTTGACCATTTTTTCATCTTTTGCTGCCTGTGCATATAAAAATGCACCTTTAAACAGTACAGTTAGTATTCCGTGGATCTGCGGGCTATGAGGATCTTCGGGTTTTTCTGTAAATGCGTGATGTTTGCGATGTATTGCAACCCATGCTTTAGTGGTCATGCCTGTGGTCAGCCACAACCAGAATCGCATAGCATGTGCTAACGCAGGATGGAATTCTACACCTCTATGTGCTTGGCAGCGATGTAGATATAGTGTGACTGACACTATAGTCAAGTGTGTGGCTATGAGTGTGAATAAGATTTCTGTCATATTATGTTGGGAAGTCCATGCTTTGAGTCACACCTGTATTTGTGATGGTGTGAGCACTGGCACTGGTATCCACCAATGGAGTATCTGATCCCAACATCAGTTTTGTGTCTGCTTCAACACCATAAGTCACTGTGGGGTTAAAGTCGGCCAAATACTTGGCAGTGCTACTGACTCGTATCATGGCCAGTTTACCGTAGAAGTATTGAATGTTCTCGGCACCGCGTCGCCCAATCCTTACTTCTGATGCAGCGTCGGTCAATGCCGGACCAGCATTGAATGTTGTTTGATTTACACCGTTGTAGTATAGAGTAATGTTGCCGCCGCCATCTGCTACAAATGCCACGTGAGTCCATACTCCCGGAGTAGGCTCAGGGGTTAGAGACTCGCTACCATTCCACAGTAAATGTCCGTTAGCATAGCCTACATCAATCTTACCTGAGGCTGCGCCTTGTGACATCACAGTTCGTATGCCGCCGGTGCTGGCATTGGTCTGCTTGCTCCAGAACTCAATGGTATATACGGTGCCCAGGCTCCAATCAAAGCCTATATCGCTAACCAACACAAACTGATTTCCAGTGTTCGGAAAGTTCAAGCTGAATGGTGCCACCGGATCAAGGCTTGTGTCATTGATAGTAACAGGATCACTGGTTGCTAAAATTGTGCCTGTGATGCTGTCTGAACGCAGAGTCACGTTGAATGTTTCTGCTCCTTCTGTAGTATCATCCGCAGTGGGTGTCACTGAGAATGATCCACTACTAACTGTGACACTAACTGTGCCATTTATTGCGCCAAAGTCGCCGGGGCCGGCGCCGAGGGCACCCACAGTCCAATAGTAAGTTCCGTTCACAATATGAGTTCCGCCCACTGTAAATGTTAGGCTCGCACCTTCGTTGACTGAGTTGGCCTCTGGTGTCAGCGTATAAGTAGGTGGAGGAGTATAACTGCCACTGCTGGCAACAGCTCCTATTATTGTTTGAACAATGCTCATTGCGGATCCTTAATCGTTGTTGTAAATGTCAGCGCCAGCAACCATCCAAATGTCGCCGTGGTCTTCAGCATCATCTGAACGTGTGCCTTCTTTGATCTTGATCAGTGTAATCATCTGTCCCGATCCGTTGTCTGGGAATCTAATATCAGGAGTTTTGTCATCACCACCTGAGAACCACATTCGACCTTGAAGGTCATCGCTTGATTCATTTGACACGTAAGCATCGCTACCGCTGATATTGACCAAGGTCACTGCGTAGCCCACTGGTAGTGAGACCCGTTGCCAGTTGGGAATAGTCACATCATAGTTGCTGGTTTCAATGAGTATATGTCTGCCTGAGTCTTCTGGTCGTAGCGTATAACCGCCAGCACTGATTTTTACCTGCGGCACAATGGCTGTGCTGAATGTCTGACGACTGCCATCAGCGAACTCAACAGCCCCACCCGCATTACTCAGTATGGTCTCAGGATAGAATGTGAATTCTTCGCTTGGATAGTCAGTGTAGTAATGTTTAATGTTGGACACAGCAGTGATACTGCCAGTGTGCTCAGTGGCAGTGAATACTGTTGCGGTTCTACCATTCAAACGCCAAACTTTGATTCGGTCATCGTTGGGTTCCACATACTTCCAAATGCCGTGTTCTCCCAGCCCCGTGCCGTCCAATGGCAGAGTCACTATGAACCCATTGTGATAGTCATCATCTACCGCATCAGTGTGGCCCACCAAAGTAAACTGATCACCATGTATGCTCAGGGCCTTGTTGCCATACTCTTCATAGTTCAACCGAGTGTCGCTTTCGTAAACACCCCACCAACGCTTCCAAACAACTTCACCATCAGTGTCCAACTTCACAATCACTATGGCAGTGTCGCCAAAGAACTCGGACTCATCGTAGGCGTCCCACGCAATCACAATCTCATCTGTAGCAGGATCAACTGCTACACTGATGTTGCTGGATGGACTGGCCCAACCATCATCGCTGTCTACGCCAATAAACTGTTGCCATATGATATTTAGGCTGCTGTCCAACTTGGTGACCAAGACTTCGTCACTTTCATCTCTCCCTTCGTTATACTGTTG